ATGAATCATCATCCTGTAAAATCATCCCGTATTGCATCCGTCGGCTATGACGAATCCTCTCACACGCTGGAAATTCGCTTTCACCAATTGGCTACCCTGCAATATCAGCCTGTCCCTGCCCGTATTTTTCGTGATTTCCTGAGCGTGGTCTCGAAAGGTCGATTTTACGACGGCGTAATAAAAGGCAAGTTTCCTGAAATCAAAATAAAGTGATGCCAAAATGTGATCTTTGTCATTGTACATAAAGTGCCATTACGCGGTAAGCTTTAGGTGGATACTTAAACAGGAGGTTTTATGAACAGAACGATTCTTGTACCCATCGATATTTCAGACTCAGAATTAACTCAACGCGTTATTGCCCATGTTGAAGCAGAGGCCAAAATTGACGATGCGCAGGTCCATTTTCTGACCGTAATTCCGTCACTGCCCTATTACGCTTCTCTGGGACTGGCCTACTCGGCAGAGTTACCGGCCATGGACGATCTGAAAGCCGAAGCAAAATCTCAACTGGAAGAGATTATCAAGAAGTTCAATATCCCAACGGACAGAGTGCACATTCATGTCGCAGAAGGTGCGCCGAAAGATAAGATTCTGGAGATCGCCAAAAAATTACCGGCTGATATGGTCATTATTGCCTCACACCGACCTGACATCACCACCTACCTGCTGGGCTCTAACGCCGCAGCAGTAGTGCGTCATGCGGAGTGTTCGGTACTGGTAGTCCGCTAAGCTTTCAGGCCCGCACATCGCTGCGGGCTTTTTGTTTCTACCACTTATACCCCACGATTCCTGTCCTAAATGTGCTGACATTTTTCCCGCTTATCCGTACCATACACGCCACAGTTTTTATATCAGACTTCTTTTGCCGGACTATCCGGCGTGATGCATACTCTTCTGATGCCACACTATGAATTGAGCCTCTATTAAATGTCGCAAAATCAAGATATTAGCAAGAAAGAACAATACAACCTGAACAAGTAGCGCCAATTCAAATAACACATTGAAAATGGTAATATTTTCATTTTATTGAATAAGTTAGCTTCTTCACTTATCTACCTTAAACCCCAATAAAGTACATTTTATCTGTCCCATTTCATGCCCCAAATGGCGTTTTGCCCCAAGGTTTGCCCCACTCGTCCCCTGATTCCGAAAGCCTGGTTCTGCGAGGCACTTTCCAGATTATTGATGGTTACATTTACAGAGTATGTAAGTGGCACATCATCCATCACGAAATGATTGTCAGTTTACCGGTACGTACCACTTTTTCTCCCTATCCTATACTTTCAGTCTGACACTTATCTGGGGGTTTCTATGTGTGGACGCTTTTCACAGTCAATGACGCGTGAAGACTATCTCGCCCTTCTTGCTGAAGAAGTCGAACGAGACATTCCATATGACCCTGAACCGATCGGACGTTTCAACGTCGCGCCAGGCACCAAAGTTCTGCTTCTGAGCGAACGTGACGAGAAACTGCATCTTGATCCAGTTATCTGGGGATACGCCCCCGGATGGTGGGATAAACCACCGCTAATTAACGCACGCTCTGAAACTGCTGCTACCAGCAGAATGTTTAAACCACTCTGGCAGCATGGTCGTGCAATTTGCTTTGCTGATGGCTGGTATGAATGGAAAAAGGAAGGTGACAAAAAGCAGCCCTACTTCATTCATCGAACCGATGGCCAGCCGATATTCATGGCCGCAATCGGCAGCACACCATTTGAACGTGGAGATGAAGCAGAAGGATTCCTGATAGTGACGGCTGCTGCAGACAAAGGACTGGTAGATATTCACGACAGGCGGCCACTGGTACTGTCACCAGATGCTGCTCGCAAATGGATGAGGCAGGACGTTGGAGGGAAAGAAGCTGCGGAAATAGCGGCCGATGGTTCCGTATCGGCTGAGAAATTTATATGGCACGCCGTAACACGTGCCGTAGGGAATGTGAAAAATCAGGGCTCCGAATTAATACAGCCAATGTGATTACATCACCGGGCAATCATCAAACTCCGCGTTCCTGGCATCATTAATGATGTACGTGATCACTCCGAATATAGCGGGTGCAGAACTGTAACCGCCATCATCTACTGGCAGCGCCTCCCTTCTCCCGTTTCCCAGATTTATCAGGTGGGGCTGAGGGTGAGTTCGGTATCGCTTGATCCTGAATTCCCCGTCTATTGCACATATCAGTAGTGAACCATCGCAGGCTGAAAGCGACGCGTCCACAACAAGTAGCGCCCCTGGATTATCCCTTCCCTGAAATGTGAACGCGATGCCCGCATGAAATAAGTCGCTGCTGGCTGTCTGATTAGCTGCTGATCGAGGGAGATTCGTGTTTCAACATAATCTGCCGCAGGTGAAGGAAAGCCCATGTTTACGCCCTCTCTTGAATACCGGATAAAAACACAGTATAAATACTGTGTATCCATACAGTAAAGGAGCAATAAGCAATGTTCGTGGAACTCGTTTATGACAAAAGGAATTTTGATGGTCTGCCCGGTACAAAAGATATCATTCTGGGCGAATTGAGTAAGAGGGTTCACCGGATTTTCCCTGATGCTGATGTTCGGGTTAAACCGATGATGACACTGCCGGCGATCAACACTGACGCCAGCAAGTATGAGAAGGAACAGATAAGTCGGGCAGTTCAGGAAATGTTTGAAGAGGCTGATATGTGGCTGGTTTCAGATTAAACGCCTTGAACCATCATATTGCTTGAGTAGTATTAGCTCAGACCTGAGCTGGCAGTCATATGGCACAGAGCCAAACCTAACCTGACAGTCCACTCTGTGCCAGGAGCGGACGTTGCCATACGCGCAAATTAGGAATGGTGCTTTATAACTTCATCCGCACCACTACCTATTTGCATTACACTTAATAAACAAGAACAACCAATCCGCTAATTTTGAAGGGATAGTGCATGTCTGCCATGGATTTATCCAAAATGGGCACTGCCAGAGTGGCTCTGAATACCAGTGATTGTGATCATATAGTTATAGAGAAGTGGCCTGTCAGCGAAGTTGAATGGGCCTTTTATAAATACGTGGCAACAGAGCTTAATCAGGCAGAGGTTGCAACTCCTAAGCTCTTGTCTGCTGATGCAGCCTTACGCCAATTAAGTATGGAGTATATTCCTTATTCGGTTGAACAAGCCAATGTGGCAAATGATTATGCCATAGCTATGCTGGGCCGCCTGCATCGTTATCCTGCGCATTCTGAATGGCTTTATCACACTCATACATGGACAGAAAAAGCGTTAGAAAACTCTCTCGTGCTTTTGGCGTTACCAGAAAAAAGTGCACAGCAGCTACGACGATTTCAGCAATGTAGTAATGAGTTATTTGGCTACCAAAGCCTGGTTTCAGGCGACAGCAACGCAGGCAACTGGGGAATGAGAGAAAACGGTGATTTAGTTCTTTTTGACTGGGAAAGATTTGGCAAAGGGAGTCCTGCTATCGACCTAGCTCCCCTTATAAAGGGAATGGGGAAAAAACAAATGTTTATGGCCCTTTCAGAACGCTATTGCAAGCTATCCTCCCACAAAAATATCATAGATCTGGCCAGAGAAATTGCTATAGCCAAAGCCTGGATTGTCACTGAAGTGATTACCCTACTTCAAAAGCGGAAAAAGACTGCATTTCCCATTTATCTAAACTGGTATAGAGAGCATCTTCCAGACTGGTTAGACAACGTCAAAAAAATGTTATGAAGAATGAATTTAAAAAAATGCACTTTACCGGAATGTCAGCTCCTCGCTCAAAGCGGATTGCCAATCATTCAATACTTGCACTATCGGACGTGAACCAGTCGGCCGCAATCATGCTCTTGCATACGGCATGGTTGCGGCAGTTATAATTTTTACGACTGAGTATCCTGCTGATTTTGCTGGCGCTCCCGTTCAGCTTTTTCTATCGCTTCACGTGTCTCTTTCTGCATCCTGTTCCAGATACTGTCTTCCGGCATTTCCACACGCACAGACACAAAAGAATCTGTCGGAATATCGACAGGCTCACCGTCAGCCACTGTCTCTGTAAACACGCCGTCAATATCGGTGTTCCCTATTCTGTTCTGAGCAAAAGGAGGCGCGGAGGGATGAACCCGGTGATACGTTCTGACCAGTACAGAGCCATCAGCATTGACTATGTAGTCCAGCCAGATGCGGGGTTGCTTGTTTCTGTCGACAGGGATTTCAAAACCGCCATCGATCCCACCCCATGCAGCATCAGCATTCAGGCCCATACAGCCGGTGATAAGATATTGTCCCGTATCAATTCGTTCAGATACACAACCTTCGGCTTCTGTTGTGCATTCAGATGTTCCGTCACTAAACAGTTTCAGCACTGGCGAAGCTTTTTTTATGAATCCATTTCCGTCAGTTATCGTGTTTCGGGTATGCCAGAAATAAGCAGGAGCTTCGTAATACCACATATTCCCCACGGGAGCGTATTTCGGAACCACAATACCACAGACAGGTACGCCACCGTTTGAATAAGAAAACAGCTGAAAATTCATTTCAGCTGCGGAATCATCTGGCCATGGACGCAGGTTTATCAGGCCAATAGCCCTGTCTGCTGCTAACCCTAATATCTGCCCGGTATGAATACCCGCGGTAATCCCCATAGGATATGCACTCGGTACAGCATATGAAGTGATTCCTCTCATATCTTCCGGATACTTCGACATTACTGCAGTTCCTGCTGGCGCAGCCGTTGTGTTGCGTGTGGCAGCGGTTCCAAGAACTAATGCGTTTCTGGCCGCAGATGCATCTGTTACATCTGACAGATGCGCGCTTTTGGACAACTTTTTACTTAACTCCTGGCCCACCCCAGTCAACGCCTGATTAATACTGCTCAGAGTGGCTGCAATACCACCCCATGCAGGTCCGGTGAATGAACTGCCATCCGGCAATTTTACCGTGACATCTCCGCTGCTGCTGAATATCAGTTGCCAGTTCTGTTTGTCGTAATTCAGCCCCCGCAGCGCCTCCGTGTTCTGCACCACCATTGCGGCAGTGACCATATTCAGCGCCACACGGAAAACGGCATCCCAGGCCAGGTTATTTGCTGTCGGACCAGTAAAGGCACTGACCAGTGTCAGCGAATCATTGCTCTCGATGGATTTTACCGGAAGGGTGTAGGCTATGCCCCCCACCACAGAAACGACAAAGTCGCCAGGCTGAAGCGTCGTACTAAAAGAGGTCTGATAGTTTCGCTAACAGCGCATTGAGGTCAGTAACAGCACCAGCAGCATCGGTGGCAGTCGAGTCAGCTTGCGCAGCGGCCTGTTTCACAACACCTGCAGTGGTAGTTGTTGCATTTGGCACGGTCGGAGTGCTAGGGATGTCACTAAGCGTAGCGACCGTTACAGTCTTTCCTGATTGGTGGATTACTCGTTCTGTCATGGATCTCTCCTATAAAGTTTTTCCTGAAACTGCCGTTAATCTATTAAATTTGTTTCAAATTATGCACATTCAATAGTTGCAAATTAAACCAATACAAAACAAGGAGACCAAATGCAATTCAGCACCGATAACGGATATTCAATTGACTACAAAGAGGTTGCCAATGGAGTTTTTGTCGGCATCATATACGGTCAAGACATTGACAACGGCAGCCAAGCAGCAATGGGGTATTCTGTCGACGAGGTTATTGCCAGGCTAAAGGATCTGTCATTCAATGCACAGATTCCCGAGAGCGTCTGGAATGATATGTCCTCAACAATAAAAGATTACAGGTTCAATTAGCCCTCATGCCATTACGATGGGTCTGCCCATGGTGATGGCAATAAAAAAACCACCCGAGGGTGGTTAGATTTATAAAACCTTTAGTTTTGCATTCAGTGATTCGAGAATGCCTGCGAGGCGATTGGTATCGCCCCCCCTCATTATATAATCTCGAAACTCACCTCGAAACTTATTCCATAAGCCTTCGATCTCTGTTTCAGAGAAGAGGTGTTCACACATGATCCATGCTTTGGTTGAGTCACTGAATGCATCCTTGAGAGCCATTTTATTGATGTATATCTGGGCAGGGTCAGCAACTCTATTTGCAACCTCAGGCGATGCTTGTAACCTTGCCCGAGCTGAATTGATCTGGTGGTAAGACCAATTCCTTGGCATAGAGTCCATAGCATAAATTAATTCAAGAATAGACCTCTTGAATTCCATCTTCAGCTTTAACATCTCTTGTTGACGCCAAGTATCCAAGGCGCTGAAAGCCATACCTAGTGTACCCAAGGAAATCAAAACACTGAATATAGTCGCAGTCATTGTCCACCACGCCCAATGTGCAGAGTCCTTCGCTGCCAGCATAGCCTCTAAAGCAATTTGTTTTTCGTCCATAATCACCTCTAATTTATCAAGGTGATTTTACTTTATTCAATCAATTCAAGCACTGCTGTTTGATGTATTCCTGCAGGCCTGTCAGTTGCTTTGTGACGGTTTCGATTCGCTCTCTGAGGGTGAAATAATCCCGTTGAGCGGGGTCAGTAAGTCTGGGGCTGGTAGCATCATCCAAGCCGGAGGTGCTGGTCGCTCCGTTCGTGGCGCACTTGGCGTTGAGCTGCAGCCGACGCTTGTCAGTAGCAACATCGCGCTCAAGCTGATCGATAGTGGCTTTGGCATCTGCCAGTTCTCCGGTGTATTTAACATCGAGTGCGGCAACATCACGCTGACGCACGGTCATATCGTCAATTGTTTCCTGCTGCCGCTTAGCCAGTGACTCGGCATCATCGGCACGCTTCGTCTCTTTACTGACCTGTCCGTAGAGGATGAAGATAACCAGCAACGACAAAAGAATCTCAATGGCGAGTATCAACCACGCTTTGAAGGTCATTGATCCCCCCCAGCACGTCAGCGCGCTTTCCTGATCTCGTCGCTCTACCTGCCCATAGCACCCATTTTTCTGGCCTTTGGTCAGACGACAATCGCGGCCACCATCTTTTATCCACCAGCGAATGGCTTCACAGGCACCTTTACGGTCTCCAGCATTAATTCGCTTACAGAACGTAGACGGGAAACATTTACCGGGGCCGATGTTGTAGGGACAAAAAGACGCGATCCCGGCTTTCTGTGGTTCGGTCAGTGGTACCTTGATATTTCGGTCCACCCAGGCCAGCGCTTTATCGCATTCAATGGCGTTTACCTGGGCACATTTCTCAGCAGACAGCTTCATGCCCTGAACTACTGGTTTGCCATCAACCATCGTGGCGCCACGGCAAATAGTCCAGATTCCGCCGCCGTCGCGGTATGCTGTCAGGCTGTTACCCTCTTTCTCATCCAGAAACTGATCGAGAATCACAGGTGCGGAAGCCCCGGCAAGAATCAAACCAACGACCGCTGCGCTCAGTTTATTCTTCAGCTTTGGTGACATTGCCATTAAGCCGGTCCTCCCTTTCCTTTTTCCTGCAGTACCAGTTCACTGCACAAGTGATAACAGTACATGCGATACCAACAATAATTGCCCAGCCACTCAGGCTTAACCCTGCAATTCTGTCGGCCAACATCCAGGACACCTCTTTTGCTGTTTTAGCTGTTTCGGCATATGCCTTCGCTGATACACCGCAGCCGGTCAGCGTGGTTCCTGTTCCATATGAAAGTCTGCTGTAAATTATCAACAAAGCACGTAGCGAATGATTCCCGTGAGCCTGAAATGAAAAAGCCTCGCGCAATGGCGAGGCCTATTTAGATATTTGGCGTATTTATGCTGCTTTTGTCGTGCAGATTGTATCAAAAAACTCTTTAATTTTTTTCAAGGCATCGATTGCGCCAGCGGGGACACCAGGAGACCATCCCAAAACAAGAATTAGCGCTGTTAGAACGACTGATACTTTACGTTTTGAATAGAACTTACAAAACTCTTCGATATCAATCTTTGCCTTGTCATCAACACCGCCATCTTTTTCATATTCTTTGCTTGCGTCAATTAATGCTTTGAGTGCTTTGATGTAGCTTTCACTTTCTTTAATAGAAGCCATAGTTAACTCCAGAGATAATTGTTCTAAAACAACCTGTGAATCAGGCTCTCTGAAAAACTATAGATACCCCCACTCCATACAATCCCCATAAGAAAGTATGAATTATACGCACGCTGAATAATTACGTTATCAAGCATATAGAAACGAAAAGACCTCGCATGATTGCGAGGTCTTAAATGCTCATTTAATGCCAGTGCATACAACCATGGCACAATATCAGATTTACACGAAATACATCCATTTCAGTTCGGTTTTGCAAGACTTACATCCAAATTTGTCGCCTTTTGTTGTGAACGTGATCGCGAAACAGAAAGCAAGGCCTGATTATCAAGGCGTGAGAATGCTTGCTTCATCGCCAGCCAATGATGGAGGTAGGTTTCCGTCCAGGTTGGCTTTGATACCCCTACCAATTGCGCCAACTGCTGGTACTCGTATGTATTGCGCACCGCCAACTCCGCTTTCACATCCTGCGCCGCCAGCCATATCAACTGATGCAACCGGTCGATAGTCTTCTTTGCCACCCTCTTCCCGGCCAGTTGCTGGCTGAACTGTTGCCAACCCCACTGAGTGATTTCAACCTGATAGCACCAGCGCACATTCTCGCTGTAGTTCCATAGCAACCAGGCCTTCTGATGTTCTTCGAGTGACATCAGCGCACGACGCCACGATGCAGTGGAGTATTCAACCGGTTGCACCAGGGGAATATGAGAACCCTTGGCATGCGATTGCTTGCCGGGGATTGGTGGGTTATCCAGCGTAATCATTTTCCCGGTCACTTCATCCTGGACTCGAGGTTTTTTACGTTTAAACGTTCCAGTATCGAACTGCGCGTTCTCCAACCATGCCATTAACTGCCCTTTCGTCGCACCACTTAGGTCGGCGGTGGCCACCATCAGTTGCTGGCGCACGTATTCGAGAAATTGAGTGTTCATGCAGCACCACCTATTGTTTTGATGTAGTTCTTCAGTATTCGGTAGTCCGTCAGCACAGAGCCGGGAAAGTGGTATAAGCGCAATCGTTGCCAGCGAACGCGGAGGTGATCGGCAAAATAGGATTCAAAAGTCATGCGGCCTCCCTGCTCTTAATTAACCCACGGCGAAGCGCGCTGTAGCGCTTCCTGATGGCTTCGAGTTCTTCGATGGTGTATCGGTGTGGGACGTTATTGTTTTCGAGAGCCTCGACGCGCTCAGGCCCGATTTTCTCGATAAGACCAAGGCGGTACTGCTGCTGATTACCCGACAACTGCACGTTACAGTGATGGCACTGTTTACTGATATTGTCTTCGTGATAGCGAAGATGTGATGCCTTACCGCGTGAGCGGTAGTGACCAGCTTCCCACTGGACGGTGTCGAACGTCCCGCAGCTGATGCATGGCAGCTTGGCATCACGCTCGCGGATGTAGTCATTGACGACACGCTGCGTTAAATCTTCCCAGTGTTTCAACGGTTTCACAGCAGCTTTGCTCTGGCGCCAGGCGGCACGCTCTTTCTTTTCAGTAGCGCGCTGTTTGGCAGACTCCTTACGCTGAGCATCTTCACGGGCTTTTCTAGTCTGCTCTTTCCCGACGGCGCTGGCACACTCATAACCGCAGACAGTCTGCGTGCCGCGCACCGGATGGAACCACTGGCGGCATTCTTTGTTGGCGCACTTACGGCGCGGTAACTTAGCCATACTCCCCCCCACGCCCTGTTTTGCCAGACTTTACTCGGGCGCGGCGCTTTCTCGCTTTCCGGCAACTGCACGCTGACAGTCCAGGTGATGTTGTCGCGATTAAGGCTGCGTTCTACCGTGGCGCCGCGGCGACGATAACTGGCCACCAGCTCGTCGGCCTGCTCGGTTGTGCATTCGTGATGGTGGAACCAGGAATATTTCATCGCCATCACCCCGCAAAACTCATTAGCTGCGCTGCGGCGTTTTCCGCTTCACGCTGAGTCTTGAATGCCCGGGACAATACCCAGCGCCACAGAACATCGAGCGCGGCTTTGTACAACTGCTGGAATTCGGCTTCGTCCATGTTGGCGAAAGCAATGCTGCGGGGATGTTTGCGAAGGGTGCCGTCAGGCAGTTGTATCGCGTCGTAGTGGCCGGATTCGACGCAGCATCAAGCAGCGCCCCTTCGTTCCCACCAAATGCTGCGAGGAATTTAGCGTACCCGGTCACCAATTTTCGTTCGTTGGAAGAGATCGCTCCGCCAGTAGGTTCCCAATATTCAAACCCGAGATTCAGGAGCGCAAAGAAACGGCGATGGAAAGCGGGATTCCTCACCTGACGAAATTCGGCTACCAGTACGGTACCGAGTTTGATTTTTGATTGCAGAATATCGCTGGTCTCCGGCGTAGCGGGGATCAGGATTCCTGAAGACTGCTTGATTAGTTGTAGTTCGTGCGCCATGGTTTCTCTCCGTGGCGCAGTAGGTTACGGTTGTTCAGACCGTTGATTTCATATTATCAGAAGGTGGAGTTACCCGGTAGCCGAGACGGCGGATAAATTGCACAAAACCATTGGGAGTAAAGACTTCTTCATCATCGAGCAAAGGTCGCATTGATACCATTCCATTAACGCGATAAATCAGATGCCTGCCAGATGAAGGAAAGCTAAACATAACACAACCATCAGAACGTCTGACAAGGTCGTACCAATGATCATCTGATGCCTGCAATGCTGAATTACTCACTTTTTATTCTCCCTTCAATCGACACAGACGCGGTTAAAAGTTGTCGGCAACAGCATCAAAGGGATACACATTTTCGGTATTCTGTTATCTGCGCGCCGGCTAACCCAAGTTCAGTAAAACCAGTCGTCGGCGCTTTCCCATGTTTCCTGGAGGATTTCCTCTACCTTCGTTTTATCGCCCTTATCGCCACCGAACACAGTCAGGCTATCACCGCCAGCCCTGCGGATAACCAGAGAACAATTTTCATATCGATTCTGAAGTCGTTTAAGCAACTCTTTCTCAAGTGCGGGTATGGCGCCGCGCGGCAGGTCTTTTGATTTGTTGATGGTAAGTTCTATCTTCAT